TAACGCCTGAAGAAATTGCAGAGTACGAAAACAAAGCACGCGAAGTTCAAGCGCAAATGCAAGCTGAAGCCGAAGCCCTAGCCGCCAAAGCCGCCGCCCGCCAAGCAATCCTTGATCGTCTCGGCCTCACCGCCGATGAAGCCGCACTACTTTTGGGAGCCAACTAATGACCCGCGCAAGAGATGTAGCAGATACCCAAGACAATACAGGCGGGGCGGTGGCGCCGTTTGTTGCGGGGAAAAATAAGATCATCAACGGTGACTTTGGCATTTGGCAGCGGGGTACAAGTTTTACACACACAAGTGCGGCATACACGGCAGATAGATTTCAAGGTTACTCAGATGCAAGCCAATCCTATTCACAACAAACATTTACGCCAGGAACTGCGCCAGTTGCAGGGTATGAAGGCCAGTTTTTTTGGCGCGGCACAAAAGGTGCAACAGGAACTTTTATTTCTCTGTACCAGCACATTGAAGGTGTAAGAGCGTTTGCTGGTCAAACTTTTACAGTTTCATTTTGGGCAAAAGCTGATTCAAATCAAACCGTATATATACGGCCTGCTCAATTTTTTGGTAGCGGTGGTTCAGCGGTAGTTGTTCTTGATGCCGTTGCAGTTAACATTACAACTTCTTGGACAAGAGTAAGCGCAACATTTAATATGCCTTCAATATCAGGCAAAACTATAGGCACAAATTCTAGTGTTTTAATTGAAAACTACATTATCAATAATGGTGCAGTTACTTGGGATGTATGGGGGATGCAGGCAGAAAATGGCAGAGTTGTCACACCGTTCACTACTGCAAGCAATACAATCGGCGGGGAGCTGGCATTGTGTCAGCGGTATTACTGGCGAGCAAAAGTAGCATCAGGATTTGGAACTCTTTCAAATTATTGGTTTCCAAATACAACATCTCTTGCTTATGCTGAAGTTTCAATTCCTGTTCCATTCAGAGCATTACCAAGTGCAGTAGAATGGGGTGGCAATATCGGGGTAAGTGACGGTTTTAATTTAATTGGTGGTATTTCTTCAATAACTGTTGCTGGAACCACACCATTTACAACATATGTTGCATTAACAACGAATATGAGCAGTTCATCACTTACAGTTTATCGAGGATATAAGTTTGCAGATCAAGGTGCAGGAACTGCCTTTTTAGCTTTAAGTGCGGAGTTGTAAAATGGAAAATGTAACCTTTATTGAAATTGAAACATTAAACGGCACTGAAACCCACGCCATCATTGACCGAGGCAACGGGGAATTTACCTCAATGCTAAAAAGCACCTATGACGAAATGATTGCAGCTCAAAACACACCAACGCTATAACTAACAGTTCGGGGGAACTATGCGTTTTCATATTGTGGCATTGCCACATACACAGGTAACAAAAGAGTTCGCAGGGTGCGCTTTTACTGAAAAGGTGCGCCGTTTTTGCATAATGATGCACGATCTAGGCCACGAAGTATTCTTGTATGCTGGTGAATCCGTTGAGGCACCTGTAACTGAACTGATTACTTGCGTGACAGATTCAAAGCGTGCCGAGGCGGTAGCAACCGTTCCCCATTACACCCAGTTCCCGTTTAATGGGCCACTTTGGGATGAATTCAATTCCAACGCAATCAAGGCAATTGGCGAGCGCATTGAAAGCCAAGATTTCATCTGCCTCATTGGTGGGTCAGCACAAAAGCCAATTGCCGATGTCTTTCCAGCGCATTTGAGCGTGGAGTTTGGCGTTGGCTACGGCGGCGTGTTTGCCAAGTATCGTGTGTTTGAGTCCTATGCCTGGATGCACTCAATCTATGCAGGGTGGAAAAACCCAACAACGGCAGATGGCCAGTTTTACGATGCCGTAATCCCAGGGTATTTGGAACCTGAAATGTTCCCTCTGGGCGATGGGCAAGGTGACTACTACCTGTTCATTGGTCGGTTGATTGATCGCAAGGGTTACAGAATCGCCCAAGAAGTATGTGAGCGACTGGGCAAGCGGCTTATCTTGGCAGGGCCTGGTGAGCAAAGCGGGTATGGCGAGTTTGTAGGGTCAGTTGGACCCGAACAACGAGCTGAATTGATGGGTGGGGCAATAGCAACCTTTGCACCAACACTTTATGTAGAACCTTTTGGCAATGTAGTAATCGAATCGCAGGCTTGTGGCACGCCAACAATCACAACTGATTGGGGCGCATTTACAGAGAACAATCCCGATGGCGTTTCAGGGTTTAGATGCCGCACTTTGGCTGAATTTATGCAGGCAGCCGAAGGCGCGAAGTATTTAGACCGCGCCAAAATCCGCAATCGTGCAATTTCCTTGTATAACCTTGATACTATCGGCCTTCAATACGAGGCATACTTTAAGCGCCTATTGACCCTTTGGGGCGATGGCTGGTATGAGATGGGGGATGCAAATGGATAGAGGCGAAATACTAGATGAAGCAAAGCGCCTAACATACGGTGATCGCAATGTTTCCTACGATGAACCACGCATTAACCATAAGCGCATTGGCGTAATTTTAGGAATTGTTTTAGAACGATATGTTGAGCAGGCACAACCAGGCGATGCCGTACCGCCCGAAGTTGCAGCTTTATGTATGGCGGCAATGAAACTTGCTCGATTGTCAGCAAAACCAAACCACTTAGATTCAGCAATAGATTTGGCGGCTTACGCGGCCATTTGCGCTGAACTTGCTCAGTATATAGATTAAGACTTAGGCGCAAAACGCCCCCATAACGAAACCGCCACCTGCAGCCGTTCCTGCAAGTGGCGGTTTCGTGCTTTCAATTACTTAATGTATTCGCGCAATGCCTTTGTTATGACTGCGCTAACGGTTGTGCCTTCTTCTTTTGCTTTGGCTTGTACCGACTGCCAAAGGTCGGTGGCCACGCGGATTGATCGCAATGGGGTCATAGAACCACGCACTCAGTCATTGAACCCCAACACCAGCCAAGAAACTCAGCCGTTGGTGCATCAATGCCAACCCACCAAAGGTTGCTGGCAACTTGCCAAACCACAATGATGCCAACTGCAATTGCTACTGCTCGTACTCGCTTGCCACGCTTTGTAATCATTAGTTGTTTTCCAATTCTTCGATGTGTGCAATGGTTAGTGCAGAGTTAACAATTGCCCTGCGAAGTGATTGCTTGAATTCATCAAAATCACCTGACTCGCTTGCTTCATTAAGATCACGGCTGATTTGATACATAGTATCTGCAATATCAATTACCAAAGATTTGTAAGCACCCATTTATTTCCACCCCATTCTGATTTCATAACATTCTAAACATTCGTGAAGTCGTGCAATTGCTTCAAACTTAGTACCGCATTTAATGCAGGTGCAGTTATATGACATTTAGGCACCAACCCATTCTGTAATAACTTCAGAATGGTTTAAGTCATAGTGCTTTGTAACTGAATTATCTCTTTTTGATTTAATCTTTATGTGTTCTCCACATTCGGTACAAATCTTGCCCATAAAATCGCAACAATTTGAATCATCGCAAAAAGATGCGTATGGATACATTTTTACAGATGGCTTTGACATTTTGTTATCCGTTCTTGGAAACCCGTTCGTTTTCCAATACCCAAACCTTAGCACCTGTATATACAGATGAGCAACATTTGACCCCAAGACACATAACGATTTGATAACAAGATTCAGGCGTGTTAGGCTCGCCCTGAAAGCCCAGCCGAAGGGGAAGCGGTTGGGTTTTCGCCATTCTCAACCCTTTTCAGGCCGTTACCCTACACTTGGGCAATGACCACGCTAATCGCCTTTCAGGGGCCTGATTTTGCCATTCTAGGGGCAGACTCTCAGGTGACCGATGGGGATAAGCGCATCATCTCACCCAGCACGCCGAAGATTGTAAAGCTGAAGAAGTATTTGTTGGCGGTAAGCGGTGATTGCAGGCCTGGTGACATTCTCACCTACAACTGGACACCGCCCGCCTACGATGGCACCAATCCAGTGAACTTTATGGGCAAAAAGATCATCCCAAGCATCATTGCAGCCTTTCGAGCGCAGGGATTTGATTACACCAAAGAAGGAATCAGTTACTCATACTTGCTGGCCTTTGGTGGCAATGTATTTGAAATTGGCGATGACTTGAGCGTTACCCAATCTGCCGATGGCCTGTATGGGGTCGGCTCAGGCTCTGCCTACGCGCTAGGCGCACTGGCGGGGCTGGTGCCAAATGTCGGCAAGGCTGAAATCATCAAGGCGCTGGAGATTGCCGCCAAATACGACATCAACACCGCCCCACCTTTTCAGATTGAGATTCAGCGAGTCTAAGCCGTTGCACCGTTCAAATGTGTGTAGTATGTGCATACCTACTTTGAACGGAAAGGGAAAGAAATGTTTTGGTTAGGATTAGTCTGCGGATTCATTGGCATCATTGCTTTGTACGCAATCATCATTTCAGCTTTTGAAATTGGTGAAGGCCAATGATTTTTGAAAAGCAACCACGCGACCCGCTATTTTCAATACACATTCAGATGGCAGTATTGCCTTATATCTTGAAGAACAAGATGCAGTAAAAGATTTGGTTCAAGATATTGTTGGGGCATACGAGTTAGATGATTTGGACTTGTTGCGCCACTCTGCAGATCGCAGTGTGAAGGCAGAAAACTACTTTGAACACCTAGATAATGCCCGCGATAACTTGGGCGAAAACGCACCATTGCTTTGCAATATGACTGAAAAAGAAGCACTTATTTTGGCTGAAGATTTGATTCGAGCAGTTAAATTTGCCCGCATCAGTCGTGAGGCTGGCACCAACTACCCATCACTCAAGGCGGTTAAATAACCAAATGGCTAATCCAAACGGGCGCAAAGGCGCAAAGTTCGAAACCGATGTTATGCGTTGGCTTCGTGCTGCAGGTGCTATGTGCGAGCGTTTGGCCCGCGCTGGCCAGTCAGATGAAGGCGATTTGGTCGCAATCATTGCTGGCAAGCAATACATCCTTGAACTGAAGAACTGGGGAAAACCTAACCTTCCTCAATTTTGGCGTGAAGCTGAAGTTGAGGCAGAAAACTATGCAAAGGCACGCGGTTTAGCCGAAGTTCCATTGCATTACATCATTCTCAAGCGCCGTAGCGCTGGGATTGAAAAATCTTGGGTAATCCAAGACCTTCAACAATGGCTGGATGAAAAACATTGAACACATTCGATTTCTTTGTTGATCTACCCCGCTTTGATGAAGCCAAGTGTGCAGAGATTGAGGATAAAGATTTCTTTTTCCCCGATAACCGCACACAAGAGGCAGAAAGACTGCACCAACTTAAAGCAATATGCGCAAGTTGTATTCACAGTAAGGAGTGTTTGGAGTACGCACTAGAAAAGCAATTAACCTACGGCATTTGGGGTGGCACATCACCTGAAGAAAGAGATGCCAGCATCGTGAAGCAATCAGGCCATATCTTCAAAGGTATTGCACTAATGATTATTCAGATGCACAAAAAAGGGTTAGTTGCCAACGAAATTGCGGCCCAACTAGATACATCACCTGGCTATGTCAGGCGAGTATTAAAAAAGTTGGCTGCAACTGAACAAGGAGCAGCACCATTACACCAACAGACAAACGACTCATCAAAAGGCTCGCACTAATCGTGGTGGTTAGCGTTAGCACTTCATTGATGGTTCAAGCAATTACGGCTCAACCTGCAGTACCTGAATTGGTTATCTACAAAGATCGGCCACATTTAATGCAGGTGAATCCAAAAGAAGTAGCTCGCGAGCTACTGACCGCACACCAGTTCAAGTGTTTCAATGCCCTAATGAGCAAAGAAAGCGCTTGGCAAGATAAAGATAATCCGACTAGCACCGCATCAGGTGTGGGGCAGTTATTGGATGGCACTTATCGCAATCTTGGAATGAAGCGCAGCAAATCAACTGTTGCTCAGACCATTGCAGCACTGGCCTACATTGGCCGCAAATATGGTTCATCAGGTCCGTGTGGGGCTTGGAATCATTTTAAGCAAAAAAACTATTACTAATGGGGGTTAGTATGAGCGTAGAGATAGAAACAGGCGTGGTTGACTTTGATGCCAACACCGCCGCTTGGCTTGAGCAATACAAAAATGCCGTTGCCAAGATCAAGGAACTTCAAGAAGTAGCAGATGTTGCTCGCGCACACATTGAAGCTGCACTTGGGGAAAATCAAATGGGTATGTTTTTAAACAAACCTGTTGTTCGATGGTCATTTGTTGAATCAACACGATTCGACACCAAACGCGCCCGCGAAATCTTGCCTGCGCAGGTAATTGAAGCACTTGAGGTAAAATCAACCTCTCGTAGATTTTCAATTGTAAATGAGGATGAATAATCAAATGACTTTCGCACCTTTGAACACACCAGCACAAGAACTTGCTTTGGAGTTGCAACACATCATCACTGAAGCAAGCAAATGGTCACCAAGAAGCCAACAGGTTTATATTGGGCCAAGTGAAGTAGGGCAAGAATGTGTACGCAGGCTTGCTTACAAGTTGCTGGATTGGGATAAGGCAAATGAGTCGGGTGGCGGTTCCTGGGCTGCCAATGTCGGCACCGCCATCCATTCATTCTTAGAGGATATTTTTGCCAAGCATCCTGATCGCTACGAAGTTGAACAACGCGTTCAAATCCGAGCAAACCTTTCAGGAACCGTTGACCTTTTCGACAAAGAAAAGGGTTATGTGCTGGACTGGAAAACCACATCACCTGCAGGTGTCAAAGCCAAGCGCAGTGAAGGTGCCACCAGCCAACAGATTACACAGGTTCAGCTTTACGGCTACGGAAAAGCCCAGCAAGGTGTGCAGGTAAATAAGGTTGGCCTTATCTTCTTGCCAACAGGCGGTTCCATTGATGATATGCACATTGAACTATTTGATTACGATGAAGCCGCAGCGCAAGCCGCACTTGCTCGTTTAGATAGCGTTTATGAGTTACTTTCAACAATTGATGTTGAAGAAAATCCTCAAATGTGGCCACTCATTCCTGCTACACCAAGCCGAATGTGTATGTATTGCCCATATTATCGCCCATTCAGCACTGATCTATCAGTTGCCTGCAACGGCGATACAGGTGAAAAGTAATGTGCGAGCGTGACGGTTGCGGTTGCGGAATACCAGCCAAAACGATCAATGACATTGCAAAAGAATTGGCGGAACTAACACCGCCGAAAGAGTTAGACACAAACTAACACCAAGCACCACCCAACTAAAAAGAAACGGGGGAATGTCAAAATGGCATTTTCAGCACCTAGTAACAACACAGAATCAGTAAAAGTTGCTGATTTGAACGGACACTTGCTTATCCTTGAGCCATTGGAATACAAAACAGGTATTCAAACAGTTCACGGGGATGCAGATGCAATTGAAGTACGCATCAATGACCTAGACACAGGCCACACACACGATTCAGTTCTATTCTTCAATGTAGCTTTGAAGAACGCATTGAAAACTAAGATCGGCCAAAAGGTATTGGCACGCATTGGACAGGGAACTGCAAAGCCTGGAAAGTCAGCGCCGTGGATTCTTGTAGATGCAACAGGCGATGCTGATGCAGTGGCTAAGGCCAACGCATTTATCGCAGGTGGCGGTGCTTCAGCGCCTGCGCCAGCGGCAACTGCCAGTGCCAACATCAATGACCCTGCAGTGCAGGCATTGTTGGCACAACTGGGAGCAAAACCAGTTAACTAATTCTTGAGGGTTATCCTTTCCACTCAAGAACGGCGTTGTGATGGTTCACCCACGGGGCAACTAGCAATAGTTGGGGCAGGTTCGATTCCTGCAGCGCCACGCAAGACATAAACGAACGGGGGTAAGAAATGCCATTTTATGAATTCACTTGTGATTGTGGGCATAAAGCCGAAGTGTTTTTTGAAATGAATGATGAAAAGCGCATAGTCTGCGAAGGTTGCAAGAAGAAGTTAATGCAACGCAAGTATTCGCTGGGCGGCACCATCTTTAAGGGTGACGGATGGGGTGGTTCAAAATGAGAACTGCAGTTTCCTTATTTGCTGGCGTTGGTGGCTTTGATCTAGCTTTGGAACGCAATGGTGTGAAAGTAGTTGCATCAGTTGAGATAGATAAAAAAGCACAAGAAGTATTGAAGAAGCATTTTCCACAATCAACCATATTTGGAGATATAACGGGGGTTACAGGTGAACAACTTATCGCAGCAGGATTTGAACCAAGCAACGGAATCATCACTGGTGGATTCCCCTGCCAAGATTTATCAGTGGCTGGAAAGCGTGCAGGATTGGGTGGTGCTAGATCAGGATTATTCTGGGAAATCTGCCGATTGCTTGACGAAACAAGAGCGCAAAATTTTATCCTCGAAAATGTCCCTGGTTTACTTTCCAGCAATCAAGGCGCAGACATGGCCGTTGTTCTTGAAGCGTTGGTCGAGCGCGGGTATCGCATCGCCTACAGGGTGCTTGATGCTCAACACTTCGGAGTACCCCAACGCCGCCGTAGAGTCTTCATTGTCGGATGTCTTGGAGACTCAGGGCCAGCACCTGAACAAATACTTGCTATCCCCGAAAGCCGCGCAAGGTATCTTGCGGAGAGCAAATCGGCGAGAAAAGACACTGCCACCGCAACTGGAACAAGCGTTGCAGCATACGGCCAATCAGGATTCTCAAAATACACCGAAGGTGTAACAACACTTACTGCTACTTCTTACAAAAGGCCTGAAGATAATGTTGTTCTTCACCAAAGCTAAGCGGGCGCAAAATGTCAACGATTATGAATCTTGGATTTTAGGGGGGGTGGCACCAACATTGAACGCAATGGATAACAACGGTGAAGCATATGCAACCGTACTTATTATTGATGGAACGCGTGTAAATGATGTGCGCGTTTATGAGGATGGCATTGTGCCAACAGTTATTTCACGGTATGGAACGGGGGGTGGGAATGTGCCTATGATTCAAAAAGAAAATGATGCAATTGTGCGCAGATTGACACCAGTTGAATGTGAGCGCCTTCAAGGGTTTCCTGACAATTGGACTGATGGGCAGGCAGATTCAAACCGCTATAAGCAAATGGGCAACGCGGTAGCGGTGCCTGTTGTTGAGTGGATTATCTCGCGAATGGTGGGCAACAATGAGTGATTTATTGCCAATCGCCTTGCGATTTTTAGCACAAGGAATTTCAGTAGTTCCAGTTGCCAATGACGGTTCCAAACGGCCTGCATTTGCTTGGCAAAGGTTCCAGCAAGAGTTGCCCATTGCAGATGAATTGCTGATGTGGTTCAAAGATGATGTTAATGGCATTGGGGTAATCACTGGCAAGGTATCAGGCAACCTAGAGATGCTTGAACTTGAAGGTCGCGCCGTAGCTCAAAAGATGCACCTTGAGATTGCAGAGATTGCAAACAACTCAGGGCTTGGCGATTTGTGGAACACACTCAACGCTGGTTATGTCGAAATCACACCTTCAGGTGGGCTTCATTGGCTTTACCGTGTATCCAATGGCGAGTTGCCAGGCAACACAAAGTTGGCACGCAAGCCTGGTGAAAACGGCGGGGTTGATGTGTGGGCAGAGACTCGATCTGAAGGCGGCTTTACCATTACTGCACCTTCAGCTGGCACTACCCACCCAAGCGGGGGCAATTGGACTCTTATTGGTGGCTCAATTGAAACCATCCCGACAATCACAATGGAACAAAGATCAGCACTGCATAACATCTTTGCAATGTTTGATGAAATGCCGAAGGCTGAATCCATCCAACAAGAAGTTGCCACTAAGCACGATGGCGTTTTAACGCCTGGCGATGATTACAATGCCCGTGTCACTTGGGAAGAATTGCTACTGCCTCTTGGCTGGAGCGTTGTCTATCGCAAAGGCGAAGCAACGATTTGGCGCAGACCAGGCAAGGCCGAAGGCATATCGGCCACCACCAATTTCAACGGCAATGACAAATTCTATGTGTTCTCAACCAGCACTCAGTTTGAGGCAGAAACTTCATATTCCAAGTTTGCCTTTTACGCCACCATTAAACACGGCGGAGACTTCAAGGCTGCAGCCAACGATCTACGCAATCAAGGCTACGGAGCGCAGGGGCTGAATTCTTTTGATTTAAGCAATAATCTGATGCCTGCAAACACATTACAAAGCACACCACAAGCCACACAAGGCGATTTGGGCAAAGAAGAATCAAGTTGGAAACCAATCGCCCTAAAGGATTACTTTGACGGCTTATTTCAGGCACCCATTGCAACGATTTTGAAGCGTTCAGATGGTCACGGCCTTATCTACACTGGCCGAGTCCACTCAATTTATGGTGAGTCAGAATCGGGTAAATCGTGGGTTGCTCAAATTGCAACCGCCGAATGTCTGAAGGCTGACAAAAAGGTTATCTACATTGACTTTGAATCAGATGCGATTGACATTGTAAACCGTCTCAAGGCGCTAGGGGTGAGCAGAGCCAACCTTTTGCAATATTTCACCTACATCCGCCCTGACGGTCCACGCGATGCCGATGACCCATATTGGCAAGCCATCCTTGAAGCTGATTCTGCCGAACTGGTCATTATTGACGGTGTTACCGAATCTCTGACAATGTGGGGTGGCGAAACCAAAGATAACGATGCCATTACCCGCTGGATGCGCATATTTCCAAGAACAGTGGCAACTGCCAGTGGCGCTGCCGTTGTGCTTATTGACCACATCACCAAAAATGCAGAAACACGCGGGCGGTTTGCCATTGGCGGACAAGCCAAACTTGCCACTATTGATGGCGCTGCCTATCTCGTAGAGCCTCTTGAGGCACTTGCCCCTGGGCGCACTGGAACGCTCACAATGAGAGTTACCAAAGATCGCCCTGGGTTCATCCGCAAGATTGCTGGGATGTGGAGAAAGTCAGATCGAACCCAAGAGGCTGCAGTTTTCACCATTGATTCAACTAGGGCGCAAATGCAATATGTCATTGGCGTGCCATTGGTTGAGGATGAGATTGAGGCCAACAAGGAATTTAAGAAGTCCAAAGAGATCATTGAGTTTATCCACAACCATCCTGGTTGCACCCGCCGACTTATCCAAGAAGGTGTTTCAGGGTCCAAAGAGGTTATTGGTGACCATATCAACGACCTTTTGGCAGGTGGCTGGGTAGAGAATCGTGGCAATGACCGATCATTTATTTTGTATATAACTGACGGTGGAAAGAGCCATTTCAACCTTTTGGATGCCGAAATTACACAATTGGTGGTGGGTTGAGGTGTTCCGTTCTGTTCCTTTTGTGTTCCTTTTTAAAAAGGGAACACAGGCAGAAATGAGCGTGATCGGTGTTCGTTCCGTTCCGTATCTATATAGATACGGAAAGGGAACACCATCATTATCGGTACAGGAATACCTATTGTGAGCGATTTCAACTTCAAGCCCATTGACTGCAAACGATGTGGTCATTTGGTGTGGGATGGATTGACCGCTGGCGGGATTCCAATGAAACTTGATATGGCTCGACTCAACATTGTGGATGAAATTCAAACCCTTCTTGGCGGTGGCCGAACCTACCAAATCCACCGAACCACAACTAGCTTTGAAGCCACCCGCCGAACATCTGCCCGAATGGGTGCCAAAGACCCAATCGTGCTTGCCCAACACACCTGCAAAACTGAAGGGTTCCTGTTTGGTCAGGAACCAACCGAATATTTTGATCGCGTAAAGTTATCCACAACCCCTACTGAAAAGGTGCCATTTTGAACTGCAACATCTGCCAACGCCCAACCGATGCAACTACCTGTAGATCGTGCCACAAGGCAATTCTTGGGTGGCTAATGGCTATTCCGTTCTTGCGCCGTGAGGCTGAAGATTTCGTAGCACCTGGCAGATCAGGCAGTGGCAGTGTCAGCGCCGAACGCAGCATTGGTGTCAATGTCAACGCCCTTGATTATTCAATGGCCAATGAGTTACTTGGCATCCTGCATAGTTGGGAGTCGGAGATTCGTAGCGCTAGGGCATTGACACCGCCTGCCTTGCTCAAGAAGGAATCCAGCATTGACCAAGAAGTTCAGGTTGCCTGCGACTTTCAGATCGCCCACCTTGATTGGACACTGGGCCAAGATTGGGCAGCAGATTTTTATGTTGAGATCAAAGAGCAGCACGCAAAGGGAATGGCTGCAGCAAAGCAATTTGTTGAGCAACCCCGCCGCATCCCATGCCCAACTGATGACTGCGGCAAGTATGTAGTCATTGATGCTGAAAACCTTATGCAAGATGTGACTTGCTTTGGGTGCAAAGAATCGTGGACTGTATTGCGCCTTGTAGCTTTGGCAATGTCGAATCCAAACCGTAAGTTCTTTTTGGATGCAGAGGCAATTGCATTATGGCTTGGCATCACTCAACGCCAGGTTCACAAGATCATCAAGGCCAACAACATTGAACGCCGTGGCAGTTTGTATGATTTGGCAGCAGTGATTGCAAACCGCTAAAACTTGACAAAAAAGTTCTAATTGCTTTGGTACACTTTCGTTAACAGGTATTGCCATCCACTTAATCAGCCCAGCCAATCGGTTTGGGCTTTATTCATTTATGGAGTAAGGGTATGGATACCGAGACAATAGAAGAAATAGATGAGGCCTTAGCCCACGCACTTGTTACTCGCGCTAATGCAATTGATTCTAAGAAGCAATCAATCAATGATTTTATCAATGACCTATTAGATAGCCGATTGGAGTTAACTAATGCTAAGCATTGCAGTAACAGTCGGTGATGTGTCAACAGATATTGTGACTGATCAGCCAATGTCATTTGAGGGGATTGAAACATTGTTGCTTAGGGCAACTAATTCAACTCTTGATGCTTACAATCGTTATGTGGTTGTAAATGAGGATTTGGAATCTCTCACAGAGGATGATGAATAACACACAAGTTTGTAAGAAATGCAACACAGAAAAACCTTTAACAAAGTTTCATCACGATAGAAGAACACCTAACAAAAGAAGAACTACTTGCAATGATTGCAGAAACTTACACAAAAGAGTTACGAACATTTCATCAACTCATCGAAAAGATTTGCTTGAAGAACAAAATAACTCTTGCGCTATTTGTGGAATCAACGAAAGCGACACGGCAAGAAAGTTAAGCGTTGATCACAACCACGAAACCAATCAGGTGCGTGGATTGTTGTGTAACAGTTGCAACTTAGGTTTAGGTCAGTTCAAACTTGTGTGTTATTCATCATCCTCTGTGAGAGATTCCAAATCCTCATTTACAACCACATAACGATTGTAAGCATCAAGAGTTGAATTAGTTGCCCTAAGCAA